CCATCAGCTTCTCCATGTGAAAAGTCTATGTTTTGATGTCTAATAAATTTATCTTCTGTAAAATAATCAGGATCACCTGTTGGTAAAGAATCAACTACATCTTTATCATATCCCATTTCAATTAATTCAGTTTTAGTTTTGTTAGTTCTATGACAAACAAAGTTTGCTGAATCAATATCTTTACATCTTCTTTCAATTAAAAATTCTTCAGGTGGTACAGGTTCTATTCTTACCTGACCATACTTTCTAGTTCTATGTATTACAACATCATGTAATTTAATTTTATCTAGTTCTTCTCCTCTATCATCTACGATAGGCTCATCATACTCAGAATGATTTTTTACTTCTACTTCTGAATCTGCAACAAGATCATTAAACTCATCATCTGTTAGTCTTGTATATTCTTCTCTTTCAGTTTTATTTGAGTTATCCCAATATACTTTTAAGATACCATTCTTTTGTATTAATGCATCTTTGAATGCAGAATATAAAGCTGTAAATCCATTGTTCTGTTTATAAAATACATAATTAAGATAGTCAGAACATTGTCTAGCCATCTCCTCATCTTCAGGGCCAACGCCCTCACAACTGAATACATTATCACCAGAAGTAAATATCTTCATTAATGAAGGCATTAAACTTTCTACTGTATCCATAACATCATTAGATATAACTTGAGATCTACCTTCTTGTTCATTACCAAGAGGCATACCTAAATAATATTCTAATGATTTTTTTCGTCTAGCAACTAACTCACCACCAATGTACCCACTAGCGTTGTGTATTTCTCTGCTTACGATTGATAATATTTCTTGTTCTGATTTTTTCATACTACATATTTTGTATCTACATTAATTGGTGCATCCCAGTCAGATGTGTCTATAGGTTCAGATACACATCCATACCTAAAGCTATCAGCTGCGTGTGAGCACCAGTCATGGAGAGGTTTGTTTTTAAACACTTGGTTTTTTTCATCCCATTGTTTTCTATATTGTCGTAATGCATCCAATCCTTGTTTGCACTTTTCTCTATCGAACCAACAATTTTTTAAGGTGTTACGCACAGATTCAATACCATGATCTACTTCAAGTTTAGGTGCTACTTGAAAATCTAATCCTAGTTCTGATGCTACTTCCAATCTAGACTTTCCAGTACCAAGTTCCCTTGCTTGTATATCATGTGGAGCTATATGACAAGAATAAGCATAATCTTTTTCTTTCAATATATCCACATAATGTGCTAATGATTCACCAGAGTTTTCATAGTAATCTATAAGATGTACTTCTTCTCCAACTCTTTGTGAAAACCATATTGCAGTTGAATCTCCTATCCCCAAATCCCACCACGTTTCCACACCTACATGTTCATCTACAGGCACGTAGCCGATTCTCCCATCTTTATCAGCTTTGGTTATTAGTCTACCATAATAACTTCCACTCACTGCTGCTGTAAAAGAACATTCAAACTCTTGTTCATATTGCTCAGGTGTCATAATGGAACGTGCCTGTTCCAGTTCCTCATCTGGAATCACTTTGGTATCTGATGACCGATATAACTTACCATACCAATCTTTATGACCTCTTTGTGCGAAGTCATATACTTCCCAAAACTGATTATGACCCATTGGTGTACCGATAAATAAAACCCAACCTAATTTATCAGCTACAGCAGGTCTAATAATTTCTGTCCATACTCTTGGAGACATAATAGCATATTCATCCAGGACAACTGCATCAAATCCCATACCCCTGATAGAGTCTGGGTTATCTGCTCCAAAAATTTGTATTCTTGATCCATTGAATAAATCTATCCTTAATTCTGATTCATTACGACTTCCACCCCAAGTCATTAATGGTCTTGTATAAAATTTTAAATATTCCCAAGCAATTGATTTACCTTGACGATATGTCGGAGCTACGAATGCACATAAAGCTCTAGGTTTACCTGCTGCTGTTTTAATTAATTCGTTTATAGATAATACTGATTTACCAAATCTTCTATGGCAAACTAAGACACTAAATCTTTTTAAATTTTTATGAACTTCTTGTTGATATTCTCTTGGCTTGTAAGGTACTTCTATTATTTTAACTTTCTTTTTGCCATTGGACTTTGATTTCGATTGGTTCATCTGTTCCTATTTTAGAAGTTGTGTTTGCTAGTTTTGGATGAACATAAGGTGCTGCTTTTTCTGCTGCATACATTTTACGTTCAGGCGAACTAGCAGGATTGTTTAACACAGATAATAGGTAATCCAAAGGAGAATGTTGGTACTTTGCTGCCATGTCCTCCATAGATTTCCAAAGTGTTTTAGACTTAGAACCTAATGGTCTACCAGCACCTTCTCTTTTACCACCATGTTGTTTAGCTTTGTCGTCCATATTTATCAAACCTTCTACCTTTTGGAAACTTAAATGGTTTCCTTTCTGCTGTTTTTGCTATTGCAGTACCTGCACCAAATGCAAGAGTTAATGGATTTATTGCTACTTTTCCTGCAAACTTTATACCTTTAACAGTACCTTTTTTAAGAAAGTCCTTAATAGGAGTTTTCTTCTTAGGTGTTTTCATAAAGTTTCTGTCGCCTGCGTATATTTTCATTATTTTTTCTTTTTCTTTTTCATTTTGGATTTAATGATTTTTTCTTGTAATGCTTTTGGTAAAGTTTTTTGCTTTGCTGTAAGCATAGCTTTTCCTGCCATTCTACCTTTCATTAGTATCCTTTCATTTTTTTAACTTTCATACCCTTTTTCTTAGCAGCTTTTTTAGCAGCCATTTTACCTTTTTTAGTATATGGGTACTTTTTTTTTCCAACCATTGGCATAAGTTATCTCCTTAACAAGCCTTGTTGTGCAGCTTGTGCAACGTTTGGCATAGGCATATTCATTTGCTGTCGTTTGCCCATTTGTTGCATCATTGGATTATTGGCTTGTTGTAATAATCCTTGCTGTTGTTGTTTAGCCACTTCTGGCATTAGCTTTGCTTTAATAATTAAAGCTAACTTCTGAGATTCTTCAGGAGATAGATTAATCATTTGATCTGCTAATTTTTCTAAACTTTTAGACATTTTTTTTATTCTTTCTTTTATTGACAGATAAAACAGCAGCAACACCAGCTGTACCTAATAATGCAGGTATTGCAAATGGTCTTACTTTTTTAATAAATTTTGCTGTTTTCTTTTTTACTATTGGTTTTTTCATTAGCAATTCCACTTT